TGGTAGTTATAACGTGGGCATGGTCTGTACCAATCACACATACGCATCACAAGACATGTTTGACCCTGATGACAAAATCTCAGGTGGACAAGGCTTTATCTATGCAAGCAGTATTGTTATTGCAATGAAGAAGCTGAAGTTGAAAGAGGACGAAGATGGTAACAAGATCTCTGACGTCATGGGTATTCGAGCCGCTTGCAAGGTCATGAAGACCCGCTATGCTAAACCTTTTGAAGGCGTCCAGGTCAAGATCCCGTACGAGACAGGCATGAACCCTTACAGTGGTCTAGTGGACTTGGCCGAAAAACGCGGCTTGTTAAAGAAAGATGGCAACAGACTGGCATTTACTACACCCGACGGTGAAGTAATTAAACAATTCCGCAAGGCTTGGGAAAGCAACGAAGATGGTTGTTTGGACAAAGTTATGCAAGATTTTGCAAAACAGACGGATGTGGTAAGTACTCCTGGCACAGTTACAGAAGGAGAAGAATAACATGTCAGTTGATTTAGCAGCAGCAGTTTGGGAAGAACTTAAACGTTATATTGGTCCTTTGGACAGAACCGAAGCAGCCGATTCACTGGTCAATTTACTAATAGATAGTAATTTTGACTCTGACGAAATTCGTGAATCATTTAGAGGTGATGCCGAAGTTAAAAAAGCCCTACAAGGATACTTAGATGATCATGACGACGAAGAAGAGATCGACGACGATAACGATTACGAAGAAGATGATGAGGAAGAAGATTATTAATCATGTGGTATAACCGTGTAGTAGCCAATCTCGGAGAAATTCCTAATTTTATTGCTCATTTTGAAATAGAGCTTGCGGAAGCCAAACGAGAATGTCGAATTGGTGGCTACGTAGAGATTAATATTAAAGAACTTCCTGGTATAACCGAACATCGTTTTAATCAACTGCAAGAGATCGAAGCGGTGCTTAACTTTCTAAACATACAACTACGCAAGATTCGTCGCAAGCACTTTAAACACTACCTCGAAGGATACGGCCGTGCTCTGACCAGTAGAGATGCTGAAAAGTATGTGGATGGCGAGGATGAAGTGATTGATTTTGAAACTATCATTAATGAAGTAGCCCTGCTTCGTAATAAATGGTTAGGTATTATGAAAGGTCTGGAAAGTAAACAGTGGATGTCGGGGCACATTGTTAGATTAAGAACAGCCGGAATGGAAGATGTACAAGTATGACACGATTTAGTCGACCAGAACTTAGCCATCAACACAGCCTTGAAACTCTCAGTTGTTTGTATGAGTACGATGACTTTATGCAGAGTATTGATACTTTAGTTGATATGGGTTGCGGCGACGGGCACGATTTAGAATGGTGGGCAACACGAACTACTCGTGACGAATCTGCCCGTCCTCTTAATATTCGTTGTCTTGGCGTAGACATGGCCAAAGAATTGCCAATGGCCTATCGTTACTCTAATATACAATACTGTTCTCAAGATTTTGAAATCCCTGTAAAAATGCATAAACACAAATATGATATTGTTTGGTGTCATGATGCATTTCAGTATGTAATTGATCCATTTAATACGTTGGCTAATTGGTGGAAAATAATGAGCACTGGCGGTATGTTAGTTATTGTTGTGCCACAAACCACTAATCTCGAATTTAATGTACAGGCCTTTGACCAGCAAGACCATTGTTATTATAATTGGACCATGGTCAGTTTATTACATGTTCTTGCAGTGTCTGGGTTTGATTGCGGCAGCGGATTCTTTAAGAAAAATCCCGGAGATTCGTGGCTACACGCTGTAGTATACAAAAGCGAGCACGAGCCAATGAATCCCAAGACCACTAAGTGGTATGATCTATGCGATCGAAATTTACTTCCTGAAACAGCAGCACATTCAATACAGAAATATGGTTATTTACGGCAGCGTGATTTAATTTTGCCGTGGTTAGATAAAAGTTTAACTTGGTTAGGGAAACAATAATGATTGCAGGAAAAGTATGGGGCCAAACAGAACTGCTGGAAGCCAACGGTGTGCTGGAGTTTCATCGCATTGAAGCTAAAAAAGGTGGAACCTGTAGCAAACATCAACATCAGTACAAATGGAACGGCTTTTATGTTGAAAAAGGTGCATTGTTGATACGGGTGTGGAAAAACAATTACGACTTAGTTGACGAAACTTTGCTAACAGATGGTATGTATACCAAAGTAGCCCCAGGCGAATTCCATCAGTTTGAAGCCTTGGCAGATACAGTGGCATTTGAATTGTATTGGGCTGAGTTTGATCACAATGATATCGAAAGAGAAAGCGTAGGATCTATAAAATAATGTACGAACATTTGGGTTGGTATTTCCCTGACCTCGATCAACACTTTTCAAGAACTGTGTCGCAATGGCCAGAGACCGATTATCAACAGGCCACTATCGATGAAGCATTGCAACACGTAACAAAATTTGATTGTGCAGTCGATGTTGGCGGAAATATCGGCCTACACACTGTTAGATTTGCACAAAAGTTTCAACAAGTTCACTCGTTTGAACCTACTGCGGTCAATTTTGAATGTCTTGCCAAGAATACCGAATCTCTTGATAATGTTACACTGCATCAATTGGGATTGGGACATGAGCAAACTGTATTAACAATACGACTACCGGTTGCATCTGACAATTGTGGTAATTTTTCTATAGTTGATTTTGATACAGATACTAACACAATTGATCAATCAATTTCGATAGTGACCATGGATTCGTTAAATCTTGCACCAGACTTGATCAAGATAGATGTGCAAGGGTTTGATTACAATGTGTTAGTTGGAGCTGCTGACACTATCAAGACTTACCGACCAGTAATTATTATAGAGTCTGAAACTAAAAAATCAAGAAACACCATCGGCGAATTCTTAACTGTGCGTGGCTATTCAGTAGCAGCTAAAATCCGCCATGATCAAATTTGGGTGTATTCTGAAACAGCCTTGCAATAGGTTGTCCTGTAGCCAATTCTGCACAGGTCCACTCTGTATGTGAGAGATTGATCAACCACTCGCTACGATCAGGTCTTGCAGGTGATTCAATCAGGCTCCAGTCTAAGTTGGCCACTGGTGCAGCCAAACTCGTTTCACCTACAAAAGCAGGAACACCAGACACGACAGCTTGACTGCCAGGCCCGCTGTTCCAGTTTATCACAGCCCACGCATGATTTAATGCTCTATCAAAATCAAAGTCATCGTAGGTATCGGGCATGTGCAAGGGCTTGTCTATAATACAACCTGGTAATACTACAACTTCTCGTCTAGGGTGACTGCGTATCACTATGGGTCTTTGTGTATGTTTGCGAAGATCGTCTACTGTTTGTTTCAACCAAGTCTCGATAGCGGGTTGTCCTGCCCATTGCTCGCTGTCGTCTCTTTGTAGAGCAATTATAATGTCATCCCCTGACTCACGCCACGGTTTCAATTGCAAATTTAGTTTCTGTGGTCTTTGTAGATCTATCCCGTGACCATAAAAGGCATTTGCTCCTGTACCATTTATGCCCATTTTCCAAGTATGTCCGCGTTGCAACATGCCTACTTCTAACACTATAACTGACCGACCACTATTGCAAAACGTCTGCCATACAGCGTGATTCTGTCGCATACGACCCGACCATAACACACTCCAAATAACAGCAACATCTGCTGACATGTCGTGACTGCTGTGTGCAAAGCCCAGCTGATCGAGCCCTTGCTGAAACGCAGCAAACACTGGTTGACTGTTTAAGGCACCAAATTTATTAAATAGACCAAAACGCATGAGATTAAATACCTGAGACAGTATTTAAGGACATTTATGACTCGCAAATTTTCTGTAGTAACCACGTTCAATCAAGCCGGATATGACAAGTATGGTAGCCGTATGATTGATACATTTTTGGCAAACTGGCCCCGAGAAGTCAATTTATATGTGTATGCAGAAGATTGTCAAGTCGCACAAACAGCACCAAACTTAACTGTATACGATTTTCACGCTCGAGTGCCTGCGTTAGTGGCATTTAAGAATCAATATCAGGATGATCCACGTGCCAACGGCCGACTACCAATGGGTCCAGCCGGCAGTAACGGCAAACAACGTGGCATTGGATTCCGTTGGGACGCTGTAAGATTTAGCCACAAGATTTATGCTGTGTGTGATGCTGCCCGTAACAGTCTGGACACTGTTTTTTGGATGGATGCTGACATGGTATGCCATAGCCCAATTACATTAGAAACAATTAATAGATTAATGCCGCTGACAGCAGACATTGCTTTCTTGGGTCGCAGTAACAAGTATACCGAAACAGGTTTATGGGCTATCAACATGAGCAACAGTGCCAACATGTTGTTCATGCAATGGATGCAGGCAGCATATGATGATGCAGAAACAGGTGTGTTAGCCATGAAAGAATTCCACGACTGTTGGGTGTTTGATCGCACAAGAGAACGTTTGCAAGCTCAAGTGCCTGCGTGGCGACAATTAAATTGGTCTGCACAATTTGTGATGGGCGAAGGACATCCTCTTATCAATACAGAATGGGGTGCGTATTTGGATCACCTTAAAGGCAACCGCAAAGATGCCGGTCGTAGCAAGACCAAAGATCTTGTGGTCAACAGAGCAGAAGGGTATTGGCGATGAAATCTTTTATTATTCACTTGCCGCGTATTGCCAGCAGTTTAGAATCTGCTTTAAAGACACAACAGGATCTTGCTGCCATCGGAGTAAACGCCGAACTGTTTGAAGGCACCTATGGTAGCGAAGCCCAGCAAATTTTTGCAGACGAAAACAGAACAGTGCATCCTATTAATTTTCGTGGCAATCCCACAGAAGAAAGAGATGCAAACAAAGCCAGTAAACCTGGAGTCATGGGTTGCTTCTATAGTCATTACAGGCTATGGAAACGGTGTGTGGAGATCAACGAAACTATCTGTGTGTTTGAAGACGATGTTAAAGTACTTAGACCGTTAGCTAAGGTAGAGTTTGATGAAGTCTTAGTAATTGCAATGGGTTCTCGAAAGAATGAAAAATATCTGCAATACATTCACGATCCACAGGGCGAATGTCATGCAGCTGAATATCTTCATAAATCCATGCCTGGCACTGTGGGCTATATGATCAAACCTGCGGCTGCTAAAAAGTTATTGGATTATTATAAAAATACTTTTTTGTCCTCAGATAATGCCATTAACAGATGCGTGGTAACAATACAAATACACAGTCACATCATGG